CTTACAACACAACATCGGACAACCGTTTAAAATCTGTTATCGGCAAACCGACAGACGCAGACATTGACGCAAAATTCAATGACATATACGACACATTTACACTGTTTAACTGGAAAAACAATCCAGATGGTGACGCAGTTTGGGGTTTCCTTGCTCACGATGTTATTGATAAGGGCTTAGACTTTGGCTCAGAGGGTGAAGGACCTAGAAATCTAAACATCGGTGATGTATACGAAGAAGCGGTCATCGAGACTGAAGAAGTCGAACAACCAGTATTATATAAAACGGGCGACAAAAAAGGTCAACCACGTTATAACGCGGACGGTTCGCCTATGATGGAAACCGTAATCGTCGAAAAAGAAGTGCAACCGGCGAAGATTGTATCACCGGCAGGGGTCGATCAATCCAAGATCGTGCCTTATTTAGTGGCTAAAATTGAACAACTAGAGCGCAGACTCGCAGCGTTAGAAGGTGGCGCGTAATGACTCAATTAACAGGTAAAACGTCGGTTAAGTTTCGCGGGATTGAATACCCGCTAGACTTAACGTTCAATTTAGCGACTATTCAAACGTTCGAAGAAATGACGGGCGACGACTTCCACGCGGTCGCATTCAAGGCGATCAATGCTTGGCGTAAATGTAGCGCGGAGAAGATCATAAATCCGTTCGACATAGCGGAAGTAATGACGCAAGCGGTTACACTCAAACACGCGGCGGTGTGGTTTTACGCGGCGGCGAAAGTGAATAACAGTAAGATCACATTCGACGAAATGCAAGAAAACGTATTGTTAGAACGCGCATACCAACACGTCGACGAAGAAGGTAAAACCGCATTGAGTTACCCTATTATGTTTGTTGACTCGGTTACTTCAGTGTTAATGGGTAAAACTAAAAACGACGGTAAAAAAAAACCTTCCTAACTTTCATGTATGAAGATCTTAGCCCGCCACCGCCGATCGATTGGTTATTGTGGGCTAAGATCGCACAAACACGGTTTAATATATCCCCGCTTGACTTTAATAATTTAACCTATTCTTTTTTTATGCGATTATTAAAGGACGAATCGAAAGAAGAAATAGTCGATCCGCGCTATACTGTTTTAAGTATTGAACGCCGGATCTACGGTTACGAGGTTTAAAAATGGCGGTTGACTTAGAAAAATTAGTTGTAACGATCGACGGTAAGATCGACGGTTTACGTGAAGCCATGGAAGACGCGCGCGACGAGTCGGACAAAACGCGATCAATATTCGATAGCAACTTCGCCCGCATGGGTAAATCATTCGTTAATATAAGCGCGACAGCAGTAGCGACAATGGCAGCAGCCGCAACCGCGATTAGTACCATGGTGGTTGCTTCGGCTAAAAGTACGCGTGAATTAGACATATTAGCGAAACAAGCAAAATTAACAGGTGACGACTTTAGATCGTTATCCTTCGCGACTCGTCAATATGGCGTCGACGCGGATCAAATTGCCGACATATCGAAAGACGTAGCGGATCGAGTCGGTGAATTTGCGGCGGTTGGTACAGGCGCGTTTCAAGATTTCGTCGACGTTGTGGGATTAACGAAACAAGAAGCGTTAACACTTGCTGATCAGTTCCAGTATATGAGCAGCGATCAAATATTGGGTCAAATGGTCGGTATGATGGAAGAAGCAAACGCGACAGGTTCACAAATGACGTTCGTCATGGAATCAATGGGTAACGACGCGTCGCGATTAATCCCACTATTCGCCGATCAAGCGAAGGAATTAAACCGACTTCGCGACGGATATAACAAGATCAACGAGTCGATGAAGTTAACAACAGAGCAACAAGAAGCGTTAACGCAAACCGCACAAGATTGGGACACGTTGACAACCGCCATGGGTAACAGTTCCAACTTGATCAGCGCAACATTAGCGCCGATATTAAGCGACTTTTTTAATGGTGTGATCGAGATAGTCCCGGACGCGACGCAAGCAATAGTTGATTTTATTAACACGTTCAAAGAAGCGGAACAAATAAATAGTATTCAAGCGGTCGATCGTCAAATCGAAAGCCTTAATAAACAATTAGAAGAATTACCACAAAAAGCGCAACGGGTCGCGGATATGGGCGGCGGTTTCGCGCGTGGTATTAGTCAAGCGCGCGGACAAGACCCGGACGCAGCAGAGAAGAAACAACTCGAAGAACGTATCGCAGAATTAAAAGCGCGCCGTGAAGAATTAGAGAGTGAACAAAAGAAACTAGCAGACGCGCAACGCTTCGAAGGTGGCGAGATTAAACCCGAAGCGACAGGCGGCGAAGTGTTTACAGGTTTGGACGGTAAAACGTCGTCGCGCGCTGAAGCGGTAACGGAGATCGACGAGTTAACGCAATCATTCGCAACACGTACCGAATTAATTACAAGCGCGTTCGCTTCAGAATTCGACATATTAATGCAGCAAAAACAACGCGAAGAAGATTATTTAAAACAAGCGCGCGAACAAGGGTTGATTGACGAGGAACAATACTTAAAATCGAAAGCGGATCTAGCTAAGTTTTACGGTAACGAACAGGTAAAAGCAGGCAAAGCTACTTTCGAAAATCTATTGTCGTCGGGTGCGTCGCAGTCGCGCGCATTATTCGAGATAAACAAAGTTTACACTAAATCACAAGTCGCGTTAAAAATACCCGAAGCGGTTCAAAACTCATACGCTTATGGTTCGGCGTTAGGTGGTCCAATTGGCGGATCGATAGCGGCGGGTATAGCGTTAACCGCGTCATTGGCACAATTGCAAGCGGTTAATAGTATGTCATTCGGTGGTGGTGCGCCGTCGTCGGGTGCGCCGTCGTCGGGTGGTGGTACAATTGCGTTTAGTACACCGCAGCAAGATCAAACACCGACGATCGAAGTAGGTGTATCGGACGTGTCGACAAACAATGCAACACAACGTATTATTATTTCAACGGATAGCGGCGACGACATATTCGACGGTATTAGTAAGGGCGTGGAAAGATCGCGCGACAGTGGGCGTACATAATGCAATTATCAAAAACAAACGATCTAATAGGTAATTCGGTTTTAATTGTTAACGGTTCGATCGTTAGCGGTTCGGCTAATAACGTATTAAATACGAATTGGTCTAGTAATTTAACAATGACCGGGGCGACGATCACATTAAACCTTGGCAGCGTAACCAATTGTAAATATGTGGCTATACACGGTTTACATACTAATTTAAAAGGTAATAGTGTTTTACTAACTGTCACCGTTAACGGTCAACCTATAGACGGCGTTAGCTCGTTATATACCGCCACCGATAAAACACACACTATTATTTTCGCTAACGATGATCCAGACTTCGCCGGTTTATCAGGTGTTGTATTAATCACAATTAACAATTCGGTAAATTCGTCGTCGTATTGGTCATTCGGTTTTATACAAGCGGGTGACGTAACACACGTACCGAACGGCGGCGTACAAGGTGGTCAGGTTTACGCGTATTTGCAAAATAATTTTATTAGTCGTAATACCACAAACGAAAACGGCGCGCCGACGGGTTCAATAAATCGACGAGTTACGCCGATCGTACCGATCAGATTAAACAAAATGCCTAACTATTGGGTAAACGAAGATCTACAAGACGTATTCGATTTATACAACACACAAGGGGTTATTAGTGTTTACGATGGTGTCGCGCTTTTAGATACGGGCGAAGTGCCGCGACATTGGGCGTGGGCGGCGTTCGGTTTAACTCAAAACCAAATTAGTGCCGATGGTGATTTAGCGAAGTTAGTCAGCGTATCATTAACATTTAGGGCGGCTTTTTAATGGAACATTATTATATTGTGAAAATAAGCGTACCGAAGTCGACCGGATCATGTACGATCAACGGTTCGCCCGGTTACGGTTCGCCTTTATCTTGCGCGGATCAATTACAGGCGGGTACATTATCCGTTACATATGAAGATCTAAAATTTACAGACTATAGCGGTAATTTATTCGAAGCGGATATATTTAAACAAGTCGTCGACGTGTCTATTACTACGCCAAAACTTCGACCGGGTGGCGGTGTGGCTTCGCGTACAACCGCGTCGGTAGTATTTAAAGACTTCACAGGTCACGATCCGAACCCGGAGTCGCCCGCGTTATTAGCGGATCCAACTATCGCGGATCGTGGTAGTTATTTTGCCAAGTTAGACGACCGTTATATATTGCAAAATTTAGACGTTGAGATCGAGCTATACGAAACGGACGGTTACACCCACACGTTAAAAACTAATTACAAATTGATCGCTGAAGATTACAAATACAAAGGTAATGACGAGTATGTATTGACCGCGACGGACATATTAGCCAAGTTAAACAATGACGAGTCGCAATTCCCGAAAGAATATAACGAATCGTTGGTTAGTTCTATAACCGCAGCAAGTACACAGGTTACGATCACGCGTACAAACAGCGATCTAACTTCGGGCGATTGGATCAACACAGGCGCAGAAGAAAACGGAGTGTTAATCATTGGCGACGACGTATTGATCGCGACGGGTTTAGCGGGTATTACCGACGACTCGTATACGTTCGACGTAACACGCCCTAGCGGGTCGTTTCAAATTGGTGCGGGTGTTTGGAGTCGTGATTTTACTAACACACCACAAGCGCACGAAGCGGGCGACGGTGTATTCTTGGGTAAATTATTCGACGAGTGTAATTTAGGGTATATTATCCGAAGTATTTTTACCGCGTCCGGTATTGACTCGTCATATTACAATATCTTCACAATTATTAACACGTTAGACGATTGGATCCCGAATAATTTATTTAATGCTATTTACTACGAACCAGAAACAGCGGTCGACGTATTAAACCGTATTTGCCAGTTAGTCGAAGTTAATATATTTACAGATTTAACAACCGGGCAAATTCAAGTTACCGCTACCGATCCATGGCAGAACGTAACAGACACGTTAACAGAGGGTATCGAGTTTGATTACGGAACATTGAAGCGTCAACGCGATAAAAAAGGACGGTTTAGTCGTGCCGCGTTCCGTTATGATAAACGCGGGATTACTGAAGATAGCGAAAAAACCAGTTATAAAAAAATAGCAGCGGCGATCAATTCATTTTATGAAGATCCGTTATTATTTAACGGTGAGAAAACGAAACAGTTAGACGACGTTTTATTGCTTGGTAATTCGAACAAAGATTACGAAACGGCACAAACGGCGGTTATACGCTTCGTCAACCGTTACGGTGGTCGTGTTACCAATTACTCGTTAGAATTGAGTCAAGATCAACTTGACAGTATTAGCGCGCGATTGTCGGACGTTGTCACACTTAACGCGGATAAAATACAAAATTACGCGGGTGATCAACAAAGCGTTAACGCGCAGATCACACAGATAAAACCCATTTATAACCGCGCGGCACATTATCAAATGTTATTAACCACATACAATCCCTATTCGGGAAGTGTGGGCGACGAACCGATCACCGTATCAGCGACGCAAGATATTAATTTATTTGTGTTAGCGGGCGGTCCAACTTCAGCGGTTACACGCACTTTTATATTTGACACAACGGCGATCGGTCAAGGTGAATTCCCGCAGTCTATTATTACGGGTTCGTTCGTGACGGGTTCAATAATAAACATTGTCTTACTTGGTAGCACACCATTAGACGCGCGCGGCGGTACGGGTGGTACGGGTGGAGACTCGATCAAAGGGATAATATCACAAGGTCAACCGGGCGGCGCGGGCGGCACGGTATTAAAAGTAAGTGAAACCCATTCGCACACAATTAACATTTACCTAACGGGTACGCGCACCGTTCAAAGTGTGAGTTATTCGTGCAACGGTGCCATACGCGCGCCGGGCGGCGGTGCGTCAGGTTTCGACGGATCAGCGGGTGCAGCGGGCGACGGTGGCGGAAGTGGTAAAGGTTCACCGAATGGTATACCGGGTACGCAAGGTGTAGCAGTAAACGCATTAGACGGTGTACCGGGTACGGAAGGCGCAACAAATTACGGTTTAGCCGGTGCCAATAACGACGGTAACGGCGGCGGCGCAGCGGGTAAAGCTATCGAGTTCGGCGGTTCGGCTACTGTTAACGTATACGGTGCGAGTATAGGCGCGAACTATATACAGGGTAACGGTAACACACCTAATTTCATTGCTTAAAATTATATTTATAGTCGATAAAAAATTCGGTTTTATAATACTCGGTTCGCTCGTTAAACGGGCGACCTTCCAACCATTGCGAATGGTGCGAAATGCCGTAACTAATAGACTCGTTAACTTCGATACCCGCTTCAATGCGCGCGCTAATTGGATCACCGCTTAACCTATATACACCACTACCCGACGAATAAATATAGTAATACGGTTCTTGTATTTTATAACCCGCGCCGATCTTAATATAAGGGTTATGACTCGCACACCCGCCCACGATTAAACACAGTAATAATGTTAAATATTTCATAAATTGACACCTTTACGTTATAGTTAGTTAAATAATTATTGTTGTTATAGGTTTAAAATATAATGCAATCGAAATATTTTACAAGTAACGAAATGTCGTGCCGTTGTGGGTGTGGATTATCAAACGTTAAAGAACACAGCTTCGAAATGTTAAACGAAGCGCGTAAAATTGCTAACGTTCCTTTCGTTGTTAACCGTTCGTGTTCGTGTCCTTCACATAATGAGTCGGTCGGCGGTAGCGACACAAGCAGTCATTTAACGGGTTATGCTTTCGACATTCACACAGGCGGCGACAGTACGCGACGTTTCGCCATACTTAACGGTTTAATTCGCGCCGGGTTTAGACGTATTGGTGTTTACAAAACGTTTATACACGCCGATAATGATCCAACAAAACCCGCCGGGGTGGTGTGGTTAGGTAAATAGGAGCGTTAAAAATGTTATATGCAGAACAAGACGGCGGAACAACCGATCCGCGTGATAAAGACGGCGACGGTAACCCGGATAATGGTTAAACCGTTTTTACCCGGTTATGTATTGGTACATTTAACGCAATCGATTTTATATAGTTTTTTAGCTTTATTTTGTTATATAGGTTATAAAACTAGCAGAAATAAACTAATATTACCATTAATCGTAATGTCGTTTATTTACGGGTTTTTACTTATAGTTACCATAAATAACGAAGTTTATAATTATTTACGTGGTTTTATTTGGTACGATGTTGTTAATTATTTGTTAATTTATAGGTGTGTCGAAATGTTTGTTTTAATAAAGGCGGTCACAAATGGAAAATTTATTGCTCGGATTCGCAATACTTTTATTAATCATATCGGCACCCGTAGCGCTTATTTCATTAGTAATAATAGTAATAGGGTTAATCGATAATTATGTCAGACGTAAACAGCGATCACAAATGGATCAATGAAAAGTTTAACAGTGTTAACGATAAAATAGACGGACACGGCGAACTATTAAAAAAACTGGTAGACGGTTTTGATCGATTGACTCAGCACGAAACGCGTATCGATGTTGTCGAAGTTAACCAGAGTGATCACGAAACACGTATACGTAAAATTGAGCAATATATGTGGGTTGTTGTATTAATGGCGGCGGTGTTTACAGGTGTCGCGGGAAAATTGTCATACGACGCGGTTAGCATTATGAACGAAGCGAAAAAACAACGACCGATGACGGTTGAAGAATACAGCGAAGCAACAAAGCAAGCGATCACTGAAGCATTGAAAGAACAAAGCAAATGATCCAGACATTATTAATTAGATATTTAACAAAGGCGGCTATTATGGCGTTACTTAAAAAGTTATTTAAAAATAAGAAAGCGACAACAGCGGTCGTAATTGTCGTTTTAGGTGTGCTTGAAGTAAAACTCGACATTGGTATTATCGACGCAATTGTTACTATTATCAATACGACAGCAGAAGTAGTTGAATGATCCCACATCATAAAACATTGCGACATTATCGTATACCTACCGTAGCGTGGGCGTTTGTTTTAATGTGGTCGTATGTTTATGTGGTGCGTATCATATTCAAAGATTTACACGCGCTTAATATGGAATCACTCGTCGCGGTGTTTGGTTTTTTAACACAAGCGGTAATTAGTACGCGAGACATATTAAAAGATCTTCGAACACCGATGGACGACGAAACGTAATAAATTTATTCCCGGCAATGGTTGACACCGTGCGTTTAACCCGCCTTAATTGGCGGGTTTTTTTTCGATAATAGCGCTAACAATCGCTTCGTAAACTTGTTCGCGGTCATTATCAACGATATACGTCGCTAAACCTAACCCGGCGCTAACGACCACACCGTATTCGTCTGGTTTAATTTCAATACCATATTTTAACGCTAACGCTAACGCGTCGGGTTTATAACGGTCTAACGCACCGTATTTATTCACAATGAATAAAACAGGATCGGCGAACGGTGAAGGGCTCGCCTTTTTTGTTCTTGTGGTTAAACCTTCAATTTTTGCTAGTTTTTCGAGTTTTTCTATCATCTTAACGGATCCACTAATTTACGAGTTTCGGTAATATAATAATGATAATTTAATATTGTCGGGTCGTAATCATTCATGTTGTTACACACTTTCACTTTATGACCTTTACAAATGGCGATACGACGTTCCGGGGCTTCAACGCGCATATTCTCGGGTGTATCAATGTAACCTTTGCGTTTTAACCGATCTATTTCTTTTTGGTTAGTCGTACATACTCGATCATTGGTTAACATATGCCACAGTTGCGGAGAAGTTCGCCATTTTTTAATTTGCGCCGGTGTGGGGGGCATTATTTTAAACAACTCGACGCCTTCATTAGCTACGTAAAAACGGGTAATACGTTGTTGTTCGGTTTCGTTACCTTGCGAGTCAACCGCAACGAGTCGCGACGATCTAGGTACTTTAGTACGTAACATAAAGTCGAATTTATCACGACTTGGATCGGTGATATACGCGTTTATATCTTCACCGTTAACGAGTGCAGACTCGGCGCATTTTGGTACAACTAATTGACTAAAATTTTTAGCCCAATTTATGTCGTATTCGTACGCGCCTTTATTTTTTAACTTGCCGTCGGTGGTTTCCGCTAAATAATTATTTACGTCGCGTATAAACATACGACTATATAACACTTGTTCAAGTTGTAACCCGGTTAGTTTTTCCCATTCTTTTATATAATACGTCAACGTTCCGCGGTTAAATTTTGGCAGTTTAACCGTTATACCGTCCGTGTTCGCTTGTATCATGGTTAACCCTTCGACTTTACTCGTTACCCATTCCGCGAACATACACAATAATAATTGACCGTTGATCGTGATCGCCATGGTAAACAATGGATCATAAAACGGGCTATATATGTCGTTACTCGCACCATATACACCATTCAAGGCAAGTTTTAGCATTGCATTTTCGGGGGTGCCTTTAGCGTACCCGACACGTTGTTCTTTAATGTCGCGATAAATGTCGACAAATGTCGGTCCTAAATGTGCCGGGTAAAGGTTGTTCTCTATCGCTAACGACGGGTAATAACTCGTTACGTCAATGTCAACGATACAATAACGGTCGTCGGCTTCAACAGTTGCGGATTCAATCGAACCGTGAATACCACCGACGCCGAAATGATATGTAAACCCGTCGATCGTAGCGTGGAGATCGTCGAATACGCCTTTAGTTTCGACAATAACTTGATCACGAAAATATTGTAATATCCGTTGAAATTCCGGGTGTTCAAATTTAACGTAATCGAATATAACGTCATTTAATCGAATGAAGTCGCGCGGCGTTTGGTGTTTAGTACAACCGGGTAACGCTTCTTCAAGTCGCATTTTAAAATATTCTTTCCCGATCTTCGTGTCGTTATAATTGGTAAAATCACGACCGTATTTATTACTTAATTCGTCGCGAAACTCGATTAAATTTAACGATTCTTTTAAAAAGTCCGCAGTTTTAACCACATCAAACACATTATACGAACGTAATTTATCGATTTCATGTGGTTGTAAATATGAACCCGGCGTATAAGGCAATTCTTGTATATCGTCCGATCTCATGTTGAATTCGAGCATTTTTAACGAAGTGGAACGTGCTTTATTATCGAAATGGTGAATTTTAAATAAATCGACTTGCGGGATAAATCGATCACGATCCCAAACAATATGGGAGAAACGATCTTCACTGTTTATTATATAGTCAACCAACGCGTACACGTCTGCGGCGGTGCGGCGTTTACCGTTGATCATATCGTGGATAACCGGGTAGTCGAACCCGACGTTATTAAAACCAACCATACGCGCCCCGGTTGAGAGTAACCAGTGCAAATAATGGATCAATTCTTCATAGTTATTAATTCGGTCGCTTATTTCATAGATCCGAAGCGACGACGGATCACCGAAGAACATACCCGTAAAAGTAAAACAATTCGGATATGTTTCAATATCGTAAACGTAAAACATAATTGACACCTTAAAAAAAGGGGCGTAGCGCCCCGTATTATTATTATTGTAACATACCCGCCGCACGTAGTTGGTCGTCAGTCCAACCGGCTTTACGATACGCGTCAAGCGGATCAGGTTGCGCCGGTGGTGGCGGTGGTGGCGGTGTTTGTTGCGCCGCAGCATTCGCCGGGTTCAATATTTCAGTATGTGGTTGCGCCGGTGGTGGCGGTGGAGTTGCGCCCGCTTGCGCCGGTGGTGGTGGTGGAGTTGCGCCCGGATTAAACCCGCCCGCTTGCGCCGGTGGTGTCGCACTTGCGCCCGGTGGTAATGCACCACCAGAAGCACCGAAACCGACTTTAGTAGCGTCAGGACCCGTATTAATAACTTCACCGTACGCTACTAGGTTAACCATGGAGTGATTGATAAATACGCCCGGTTGTTGACTTGAACCGTTACCACCTACCGATCCGAATACTTCCACGAAATAACCACACTTGATCGCGTCTTTTTCTAACAATTGCTTGTTACCGTTATCGGTGTAAAGTTTCGGAGCAAACGAGCTAGACAAATGCACGACCCAATTACCCGCCCAACCAACGCGATCGCATGGTTTAGTACCAACACGATTAGGTACGGTACTGTCACCGTCCGCGATCTTCCATGCGAACGTGGGCGATTGACTCGCATCGTTAGGGAAAGCGTTCGCACCGGCTTGGTAAATTTTCGATCCCCATTCGGTTTGGTTCCAGTGTTGCTCGGTTCCTTTAGGGATCGCAATACCGAAATAATAATCTTCGCGAGGTTGACCCGCGTTAGGTCCCGTTTTGATTACAAGCGGGTTACCTTCCGCGTCGGTGGTGTTTGGTGTATATAGGTTACCCGTAACGACACGAGCAACAGGGAATAAAACGTCGATTCTATCAGCCATAATTTATTTTACCTTATTAAAAATTATACTACTTGTTTTAGTTGACACTTCAGAAAGCGAAACGCCGCGATCTGGTTTATGAGCGTAACCGTTAATGACGGCTTCGTCAATAACTTTTTTTGCTTGCGTTGGTGTTATTGTTTTAGCGACCGGGTGACGCAAGTCAACACCCATTAGATCACCAATTGCGATCACTTCTTCGGGTTTAATTGACCAATCTAAACGACCGATCTTTTTTTGTAACTCGTAACCCGGAACGTCAACGCCTTTTTTAAGTAACGCCGTCGCGCTTGCTTCCAATGCGGTAATTTTATGTTTAACCGCTTCGGATATTCTACTTAATAGACGTAATTCGTTCGCCACGACTTCGGGTGTTATGTCGACAACTTCAGCGCGATCGATATAATCCGCACCGTCATACACATAACGACGCGACGCGTTACAATCAACTAAACCCACGCAGTCGCGACACCATAAACCCGGTATACAACGCGCTTCGGGTAATTGTGCTTCGTCCCACGCTTGTTTTAAACGGTCAAAGTGTGGTTGTAATTCCGCGACTGTATATTCGTGTGTTCGAATTGGACCGCCCGCCCGGAACGCGCGAGGTTGTACGATATGAAACTTAACTTGTAACCTAGGATCATTAAATCGTAAATGTGATTCTATGATCGCAACCGTGTACGCTATCAATTGGTAATTATCTTTCGCGTCGACGGTTCGGTGACCGAATTTATAATCGAGTACGTGAAGCGTATTATTGTCGTTATCAAATAAAAACGTATCACACGTACCGTAAAGACTATAACCGATCGTTTCGTTCGCCCAGACAAAGACTTCGCTTTTTATCGCGTCGGTCGTGTTTGTTTCGTCCGCGAGTTGTAGCACATATGACGCGTAAAAATCCGCGCATTCGGCTTGTTCTTCGTCAATTACGGTGTCGGTATCGGGACAAACTTCGCCGACATAATCCGACCAATTCGAAGGAACCGTTAACAATTGCGCCGCGACCCAATGCGAAGCAGTACCCGCGATCGAATCGTCACTCGTTGGTGGTTCGGGTAATTGTTTAACGTAATTCACAGAACCCGGACAATTAACCCACCTATGCGCCGCACTTGGCGCGGTCGGTGAGTGTTTATTTAAACCAAGTTCGCGCGCTTTGCTATCTTGTAACATACTTGATCCCGTTTATCTTCAGTTAGCGAACCCACCATAATAAATTGATCACACTCGAATTCTTTCGCGTATTCGTTCAATTGATCCATGGTTACCACACCACCATTGATAGCAGTTGTGGCAAGTTTAAATAATTCACTAAATGGTAACGTACCTTCGTCGCTCGTTTCAACTTGTGGCGGCGGTGGCGGCGGTGTGTCGTTTTCCGCTTGCGCCGGTGGCGGTGGTGTATCGTCGACCGGTTGTTTAATACTTGCGACAATTTCATTATAAAAATTTGAATCAAGTCCCGGTTTACGTTTCCACACGCCTTTAGCGGTTTGACCTTTATTTGACGTATTTATACGCTCGTCCCAAGGGCAGCCGTTCGCGTCAAGTTCAACTTTACCGAATACGTTCGACGCGTCATTCGCTATTTGTTCGATAACTTTATCTTCGGCAAGTTCTTCTTCGGTTAATTGCTCGACTTTAGTTTCAGTAACCGGCGTAAATGTACCTTGCGGCGGCGTGGTCGTAACAACCGGGTTAGGTGCCGTTTCTTTACTTGTTAAATCGACAGGTTGTTCGCCTTCGGCGTATTCAATAAGAACGCGACCAATGGCGGCGGCGAGTGATTTATGTTCGTCGGTTGACGGTATCGATATTGAAATAGTCATATTAAATTTTACCTTCTTTTTGTTGACTTAGGATAAAGCTAACTTCTTTAATTTGATCAATAGGTATCAAACCTACATTAGTAATTTGTTTAGGGGTGTATTCTTCGAATTCAGGAACCAGTTTTATTAATCTTTCAACAGTTGCGCAAGATTGAAGAACATTATTTATTTGGGTTAATTTTTCGACGAAAACTTGTTTATCTTTGTTAAATTCTTTTATGCGGTTTTTTAATTCTTTATCGTCTTTGAAAGACAAATAATAAGAACTTGCGTATTTTTTACACTCGATATACCCATCAATTTTAGAATTATGTAAAACAATACCAAAAGATAATTTATCCACTTCGTCGAGACTTCGACACAAGCTAAAACGGGCGCTGTATTTAATATAAGAAACATACGCACCTTGATCGACACTGGATAATTTATCAAATATGTCAATTAAATCTTTGTTTTGCTTTTCAAACTCATTAACTAACCATTTTTTTAAATCGTTTACTAATTCGTCATAATCCTTTTTAAATTTATCTATGTAAATTTTTTCTAAGATTAAATACTTGTTTGTTTTGCTTAATCTCATATTAAATTTTACCTTCTTTTTGTTGACTTCCCCGTCAATATAAATTACTTTTGACGATGTTGTCAATAACGGAGAATAAAAAAATGTTGAAATTTGTTAAACCATTCGCAGCGGGTAAAAATGAAATTCGCTATTACTTACAAGGTGTATGTTTTGAACATGAAACAGTCGACAAACTACGTTTGACCGCGTCGAATGGTCACGTATTAGCAAGTGTGGTTATAGAAGCAGATCACAACTTCGAACCGGGTCAAAGCGTAATTATTGATATTGACGATTTAAAAGTATTCGGTGAAGTAAACAGCGCGCGTATTACGGGACCGAAAACCCACACGATGATCAACGATATGATCAAGGCGCGCAATATCGACGGTCGTTTTCCTAATTGGCGCGTTATAATGAAGGGTTTAAAAGTTGAACACGTAATCGATTACGGCGTTGATCCGGGTTATATGTCGCTTATTGGTAAAGCGTTTAAGAGTGTGTTGGGTAAAGAAAAAGGTATGTTAATGTCGTTTCATGGTGCCAGTAACGCTATTAAATTCACTTCACCATTGATCGACGGGTTCGCGATCGTTATGCCGTGTAGAATGGAGAATAAAAAATAATGCCAAAACGTAAAAAAAATAACCCAATGAAAAGACAAAACGCGATCGCTAAAAGTTTGATCGGTGGTCGTTATGTTATTTTCGTCGGTGGTGGTAAATGTCAAATAGCCGATCCGCGTTTAAATATATGTTACCCGGCGACACAAAACGAGATCGCAGCATTCGCCGAACACCGTCATAAATGGACGATATTAGTCGCCGCGCTAGGTGTTGATAATAACAACCGTCGTTACATAAAGTCGCACGAAATACAATGTACCGAATATTATTTCCAAAGTGAGATTGCAGATCTATGCGCCGACGTACACCGTGCGTTATTAGACGAGTTTAACGGTAACCATTTTATCAACGTGGGTTGGTTAGCAAGTGCCACACCGATCGAGTTCGACGAAAAAAAGGCGTTGACATTATTTGAAAAAGCCGGGGGTTTTAGTGTATGCAATTAAGACCATATCAAACACAACTCGTCGACAGTATTCGCACAGCTTGGCAAAACGGCGACCGTAATGTATGCGCCGTCATGCCTACCGGTGCGGGTAAAACCGTCGTATTATCCAACGTTATGCACTACACACCGGGTATAAGCGTCGCTATCGCGCACCGTCAAGAGTTAGTTGGACAAATTAGTCAAGCATTAGCACGTGAAGGACTGAAGCACGAAATTATAGCACCGCGCAACGTGATCAAAAATTGCGTTGAAAACCACGTCGAAGAATTCGGAAAAAGCTATTTTGACCCGAACGGTGTAAATAAAGTTGCGGGCGTTGACACGATCATACGCCGCGATCTTCCATGGGCGAACAATGTCAAATTGTGGGTTATGGACGAAACACACCACGTATTAACCGCGAATAAATGGGGTAAAGCGGTCGCCATGTTTCCGGGCGCAGTCGGTTTAGGTGTAACCGCCACACCGGAACGCGCGGACGGGTTCGGATTAAGTCGAGAAAGCGACGGCGTGTTCGATAACATGGTTGAAGGTCCGAATATGCGTTATTTAATCGATAACGGGTTTTTAACGGATTATCGTATTTTTGCGCCGCGAACCAGTGATCTAAATTTGGATCAAGTTGAGCTCGGAAGTAATGGCGACTATAAACCGCCGCAATTATCCAAAGCGATCAAAAATTCGCACGTCATTGGTGACGTTGTTCGTCATTATCTAAAAATAGCACCGGGTAAACGCGGCGTTACCTTCGCCCCGGATATAGAAACCGCCACGGAGATCGCGAACAATTTCAATGCGGCGGGCGTACCGGCGGCGGTTGTTCATGGTGGTACGCCAGATCGAGATCGTACAGCATTAGTTAAAAAATTACGCAACGGTCAATTATTACAACTCGTCAACGTTGACCTATTCGGTGAAGGTTTCGATCTCCCCGCTATTGAGGTCGTCAGCTTCGCACGTCCGACAATGTCATACGGGTTATATGTTCAGCAATTCGGGCGTGTATTGCGTATTTTAGAAGGTAAAACCGTCGCTATAATTATCGATCATGTCGGTAATGTGATTAAACACGGATTACCCGACGCGCCGCGCGTGTGGTCATTAGATAGACGAGAGAAACGAAGCACAAACCGCGACGAAGGCGAAGCGTTAAAGGCTTGCGACGAATGTACGCGAGTGTATGAACGTTTCCGCGTCGAATGCCCGTATTGTGGACACATACCAACACCAGCGCAACGTAGCGGACCCGAATTTGTCGACGGTGATTTAATCGAATTAGACGCGTCCGTATTGGCACAAATGCGCGGGCAAATTGAGAAAGTCGACGGTGAATTCTACGCGCCGAACGGGTTACCGAAACCGGCACAACTCGCCGCACGTAAAAACCACATTATCAGACAAGAATCGCAAAAATTATTACGCGAGTCGATAGCAATGTGGGCGGGTGTAGAGCGCGCGAACGGATTGTCGGATCGCGAAATTTATAAAAAATTCTATTTAAAATATGGTGTCGATATTATGACCGCGCAAACGCTCGGAAGAAACGACGCCACGAAGTTAACGAATAAGGTATTAGGTTTATGATTGAATTTACAGAATGGGCGGTGCGCCATGGTATCAGTACTGAAGCATTAAACGAGTTACGCGAAATAATAGGTACGAGCGACACAGGGGTGCAAATAACCGCGACAGGTGAAGCAGCGGTACAAAATGCGATCCGACTCGCGACAAGCCAAAACGGTTGGCTATTGTGGCGTAATAATGTGGGTGTATTGCAAGACGATCGCGGGGTTCCGGTACGTTACGGTTTAGCGAATGACAGTAAAGCACTAAACGAGAAGGTTAAAAGTAGCGACTTAATAGGTATACGCCCTGTTTTAATTACTCCCGACATGGTTGGTAAAACAATCGGACAATTCGCAGCGGTTGAGGTTAAACGTAGCGAGTGGAAATATACAGGCACCAAACGAGAAGCGGCACAACTGAAGTTTATTAATTTAGTTATTGCGGCGGGCGGTTTCGCTAAATTTGCTAATTCACCGGGTGATTTATGATTGAATTATTATCATTAATTATATACTTCGACGCGCAATGTACGATCCCGGCGGTAAAACGTGAACACGCGAAGCATTTTGTAACAAGCGAACGTAATGTCGACGTTATTTATTATTACAAGTTGAACGGCGATAAATGCGAACGTGTGATCGAACCCGCAGTATTAAACAAGGTGTTAAAACATGATTGAATTATTATTGAACAAAGAATACGACAAAACCGTCGACATGATTGTTACTCGTTTTAAACCAACGGACGATCAAGCGTTAAACATGATCACGTTATGCCCGTCGGGTAATATTCACATTGTACCGAAGAATGCAGCGAAAACCATTTACGCGAAATATTGTTACATTGAAAACTTAATACGTGACAACAGTAAACCCGGCGACGTGGTGTTCGATCCTTCCATGGGTGCGGGTACGGTTGGCGTGGCAGCGATCAATTGTGATCGTTCCTTCGTTGGTGTTACTCATTTAGATCGTCAATTAACAATAGCAAACCGCCGGGTTTACGGCGCATTTTTTAAAAAGGTAAATTAATAATGGATATGAACAACAGCACAACACCGGACGACGAAAAAGATCTCGCACAAACACCGCCTGAATTAGTTAAATGGATCGAAGATAATATCACCGGGCGACCGTTCGATCTCGACGTGTGTTGTATTGCAGCAACCGCAAAAGCGCCGATTTATTATTCATTAATTGAACAGGGTATCGACTCGTTAAAAATACCGTGGTTAAGTTTAAATTGGTGTAACCCGCCATATAGCGACATTATGCCATGGGTAGACAAAGCGATCAGCGAAGCCGAAAAGGGTAACACGACAGTAATGTTAATACCCGATAAACCCGAAGTCGGTTATATACGCAAAGCGTGGGATCATTGCGATACGTTTTTACGCTTCCCGTATCGTATCAATTTCATACGACCGAACGGGAAACCATTCACCACACCGGACGGTAAAAAACAGGGTCCGAAATTCCCCGTCGTCGCGATTGTATTTACAAAATTAGGCTTGACCGCGCCGTCAAGAGTGGTTTATATTGACGACAGAGTCAAAAACAAAGAGATTTAAGAAAATGGCAAGAAAAGACAAAGACACCCGGAAAGGTGAAATATTAGCGGCGGCGGTTAAGGTCGCCGAACGCGACGGGTATCAAACGATCACCCGCGAAAAGGTCGCCCGCGAAGCCGGTGTCACCGAAGGTTTAGTTAGTCACCACTTGGGTACTATGAAGCAACTTAAACGGGCGGTTATGCGATACGCTATTAATAACGAGCTATTAAAGATCGTCGGGATCGGTGTGGTACTCGCCGACGATAACGCAATGAAAGCACCGATCGAACTACAGACAAGAGCCAAAGAAGCAATTTTAAAATAACAGTCTAACGCACGGAGTAAGGCGATCATGTTTTACACTTTAGTTAAAAAGTCGACGAAATTACCGATCGACTATAGAACCATGAGCGCGGGAAGTAGTACCGATCCGCTAACATGGTCAGATTATAATACAATTAAATTCGCAGCAGATACCGCCGGGGTTGACTACGGGATCGGCTTAGTTTTAACAGACAACGATCCGTATTTTTGTTTAGATATTGACAAAGCGTATGACGGCGTAAAATGGTCAGACTTAGCGACCACATTAACCGGTATGTTTCCGGGTGCATATGTGGAAGTCAGTCAAAGCGGTAAGGGTTTACACGTTATAGGTAAATACACCCACATTGACGATCATAAATGTAAAAACGTGTCGTTAGGTATTGAGCTTTACCATACGGGGCGGTTTATTATATTAACAGGGACACACGCGAATGGATCAATGGATCACGATTGTACGGACTTATTACCGGGTTTAATAAATACCTACTTCGAACCCGGTAATACGGCGCAAGTCGTTAAACTTGACACACTGAAGGACGAACCGACATTACCCGGTTACACCTTTAAAGGTAGCGATGACGACTTGATCGAAAAAATGCGTAAAAGCAATAACCAAGCGGGTGCGGTGTTTGGTGATAAAGCGTCATTTAGTGATCTATGGGATTGCAACGTTGAAAAGTTAGCGAAGGCGTTCCCGTCGTCAAGCGGTGGAGATTTTGACAGGTCAAGCGCGGATCAATCACTTGTTAATACGTTGGCTTTTTGGACAGGTGCGAACCCGGCACGTATGGATCGTTTATATAGAATGTCGGGTTTAATGCGTGACAAATGGGACACACGCCCGGACTACGTACAAGCGACGATCGGTAACAGTATTGCTTCGTGTCAGTCGTGTTTTAGTCAACAAGTCGAATTAACGGGCGACATGGGTCACGGTGCCGATATTGGCGCGGGTTGGTCATATTTCCATGTGGGATTTACCGAAACAAAAACGAACGGTAAACCATTAGGTACATTGGTTAACTTCAAACACTTAGTTAATAAAGCGGGTATTAGTTGTAAATACAATATTATGTCGAAGGAAGTAGAGATCACGATCCCCGGCGCAGAATTTACAACAGATAACGCTAAAAATAATGCGCTTGCCGTATTAACAAGTTTGGCGAACCAAGTCGAATTTCCTGTTAGTGAGATCGAACGTTACGCGGGGGTTGTGGCAGATCAAAACGCGTACCACCCGGCGTTAAATTGGATCAAGTCTAAACCATGGGACGGTGTCGATCGTATCGACGCGTTAGTAACCACATTAGACACGGGCGACTCGTTCCAAACGACTAAAATGTTAGTCGTAAAATGGTTAGCGACAGCAGTACGCGCATTAATTCGACCGGACGGTATAAGCGCGTCAGGTGTACTTGTATTACAAGGTGATCAAAATTTAGGTAAAACCCGTTGGTTAAAAAATCTATCAGGCGGGTTTAGTAAAGAAGGCGCAATATTGAACCCGTCCGATCGCGACAGTGTAAAACAGTGTGTTAGTCATTGGTTAGTTGAATTGGGCGAGTTAGACGCAACGTTTAGACGTTCAGACATAGCAGCGTTGAAAGCATTTATCACGAAAGACGTTGACGAATTCCGTTTACCTTATGCGCGCGCCGAAAGTAAATTCCCGCGTAAAACGGTGTTTTTTGCTTCAGTTAACCCACGTGAATATTTGCACGACGATACGGGTAACCGTCGATTTTGGACGATTGAAGTTGGTCAAAACATGATCGCCGATCACGGTTTAGACGCTCAACAAATATGGGCGCAAATGTTAACCATGGAGAAGGACGTAACAACGTGGTTAACTCGCGACGAGCTCGTTATGTTAGAAGATATAAACAGTGATTTCCAACACGTTACAACCGACGAAGATCTGTTACGTATCAACTACGACTTGAACGCACCACGTACCCGTATGTTAACCGTCGCGGAGATATTACAGGAAATAGGCGTCGATCCGTCACATAGTATGTCGCGTAAGTTCGGACCAATAGTTCAAAAGGTATTCGGTAAAAAAGCGCGTCGATCAAACGGTCGCCGGGTTTATGATATGCCCGAAAAACTGTTACCGTTCCAACAACAAAGAGCTATTTAAAATAGTTGACGACACCGTCAATAAGATTTATCTTTACATTGTCAATCGATAACGAGGAAAGTAAAAAATGATTAAGTTAACAAACGAACAACGTCGATACGCGTCAAATAAACCTTTTATTGTGGGTGACTATGTAAAAACACCCGTGATCATGGACGCGATAGTTGATCTCGAACCGAAGCGAATTAAATGTCACGGGCGTTATTTAAAGGTTACGGGTTATCGCGTAGGGCGTGTTGAATTAGATCTCGGTATGAGCGACCAAACGTTCGCGTTAGTACCACGTCACCAATTGAATAAACGATCACAATGGCAACGTAAGTTATTAACCGCAATATTTAAGGCGTACAATTATGTCGATTATCAAATTGAACGACTTAGCAACTAGGTTATACAACGGCGAGGACGTGATCGACGAGATCATGCAAAAGCTAGGTAAACCGAAACCGGAGTCTAACAGCACAGATCGAAGCGAAGATCTGAAGTTAATCAAACGTGACGGGTTCGCATATAGCCGTCACGATAGGAAAGCCAAACCATGAGTAAAAAGCCAATTATCCCCGCGCATGAGATATTACGCCGCGCGGTTGACGTGTCAGGTATGAAACACCACGTTATTGTGTCGCGATACGGTACAAGTGACGCGAGTTTCAGCCAATGGTTAAATGGTCACCGTGACGTTAAATATAGCGACTTAACCGGGTTATGTGAGTTTTTAGGTCAAGACATGGTCGACATAATTCTAACATTACGAAAAGAACGGGAATTGAAATTATGAATAGAGTATTAATAGAGTCACCGTTCGCGGGTAATGTTGAAACAAATGTACGTTACGCGCGGGCGTGTGTTCGTGATTGTTTAAAACGTGGCGAGTCACCGATCGCAAGTCATTTATTGTATACGCAAGAAGGTATTTTAAACGACGGCGACCCGGACGAAAGGAAGTTAGGGATCAATGCGGGGTTAGAATGGTTAATTGTGGCTAATAAAAGCGTCGTATATGTTGATCTTGGTATATCGCTCGGTATGAGTGAAGGTATCAAACGAGCCCGCGAATTAGGCGTACAGGTTGAATACCGAACGTTAGAAAAGACTCGAACCAATAAGATCGAAGTCGAACGTTTAAACGAGGTTAAAATATTAAAAAAAGCGGCGTTATTCAAAGAGCCGGTCGAATTTGAATGCGTTAAATACATGGTCGTATCGTATGAACAAGTAACCGACACCCGCTTTATTTTTGAATTAATGAAGGTGTAACAACCACGCAAATACATATACCCGCCATTGTGCGGGTTTTTTGTGCGCGCTGTATATAGAGTACAGGGTATATAAGGGTATATCGACGTACACTTTCGAGCAAAAGTTTATTTTTTACCGTCAATAGCAGTGTATATGTACCCTTTGTAAGTTATTGATTTATAAGGAAATAGGGCATATAGGGTACATAGGGTCATTATTCGCCTATATAAGGGTAAATAATATATTCCCTATATAATATATACATACCCTATATACCCTTATATACACTGTAATACATATATAACCTAGCATAATCAAGGGTTTACGGATCGAAAACGACAGGGTATATGGTAGGGTATATAGGGTATGTTTGAATTAACGTAAAATTGTGGTTATATTTGTGGCATTACGAGACATATTGAGGTTGTAAAATGTACGAAAAAAAACAATATCCGCCGGGTGTGCATGATATTTTGCGTGGTCGTCCGCCGCGCTACCGCGAAGAATATCCCGATTTACTTATAGACTACTTCGCGATCGACCCGATAATTAAAGACGAGGACGGTAACGAATCCGTCGCCGACCTTCCGACATTGGCGGGGTTTTGTTCGTCGATCGGTGTACCGCGTAGTATACTTTTCGATTGGTTGAAATTGCGTAAACATAAATTCAAAACACAAGACGACGGGACGAAGATCAAAGAGGACGCGGGACCGAAATACCCTAAACTTAATATTGCCTTCGGTTTGATCCGTGACTATCAAGAGCACATATTGATCACCAACACAACGAAGGGACGTTATAACGCTATGTTCAGTGGACTTGTGGCGAAAAATTTACTAGATTGGAAGGACAAGAGCGAACAAGTTACGCAATTGACAGGCGCGGAAGGCGGTCCGGTTCAGTCAGTCGTAACGGTCGACATGGACGCAGACACCGCAGCACGTAAATACGCCGCTTTGATGAAGAAAGATCATGACTAATCTAACAGCTAATACTATAACTAACGATCCATTACTCGCCGCTGAATTGGGACTATTAGACGGTGGTGACGTATTGAATAAATTCGGGTCGCGTTTAGGTGTTGACACAAGTTACGCGACAATATGGCGAGGACCTACGAATAACTATACGGGTAATTTACCGTATGGCGTGGCGGAACCCGTCACGCTTGTATCGAGTTCAACAACAGACAACACAACAGCAAACCCGGCTTTAAAATATATTATTTTCGGGTTAGACGTTGATTACAAACCGATCCGCGAAATTATAGCGGCGCACCCGACAAGCGGCACGACAGCGGTTACAAGTACGTTATCGTTTAGTCGTGTTTATCGTATACAGGTGTATCAAAGTTCGAACAGACAAACACCAAACGCGGGCAATGTGACGGTTAGATCAACGTACACCGGTACACCGGTACTTGCGTATATGCCCGCCGGTGCGGGTTCAACGTTACAAGCGACGTACACGATCCCGGCGGGAGTTTTCGCCGTTGTTCGGATCATAACGACAGGTGTCGACGCTAACAAAAACGGACAAATTAGAATACGCGCCGCTGAAGTGTTACCCGGTGATGTTGGACCATTCCGCACGGTTAAAGAGATCGCTTTTACAGGTGGACCGACAGCGTTACCAACTACAATAGGCGCGCTCGGTCCGTTGGATATACTCGTCGAAGCAAAACTCGCAAGCGGCACCGGCGACGTGTACGTTGATACCGACATTGCGTTGTTTGATTATAATTGGTTAGGTAATCCGACGCGGGCTATAACGCTAATATGACGAGTAAGTTTACCGAAGAATTCGCCCGACGTGCGGCGAGTTACGCAGCGATAAAAGGCGATCCAGTAGCGATCGCCGTTTTAAAATCACATTACAAAAATAATCCATACGATTTCATTAGCGATTGGGGTACAACATACGACCCGCGTAATGCGGCGCGTGACGACCGTCCGACACTAATGCCATTCATACCATACGAATACCAAAAAGATTTTATCGAATGGTTGCATAGTTGTATGAAGGATCAAGCGGACGGACTCGTTGAAAAAGCGCGGGACATGGGCGCAACGGTTACGTGTGTCGCATTTAGCGTGTGGGCGTGGTTGTTCGTTCCCGGTGCGTCGGTCGGGTGGGGTTCACGTAAAGAAGCACTCGTCGATCGACTCGGTGATCCCGATAGTATATTCCAAAAAATACGCGATTTTATAAAATTCCTTCCTTCGTTCCTACTTCCCGACGGGCTCAATTCGCGCGAACACTTAACATTTATGAAGTGTATAAACCCGGAGAACAACAACACGATCACAGGTGAAGCGGGCGACAATATCGGGCGGGGTGGTCGTAAATTAATCTATTTTAAAGACGAGTCCGCACACTATGAACGCGCCGAATTAATCGAAGCGGCGCTCGGTGATAACACTAACGTACAAATTGACATATCGAGCGTAAACGGAACAGGTAATCTATTCTATAAAAAACGCCATAGCGGGCGTGTACGTGTTTTCGTCATGGATTGGCGCGATCACCCGGATAAAGATCAAGAATGGTACGAGAAGCGACGAGACACAGCAGAAGCGCAAGGAATAGGGCATATATTCGCGCAAGAAGTCGATCGAGATTACGCCGCCGCCGTTGAAGGTGTATTTATCCCGTCGAAATGGGTCAAAGCGGCGATCAATTTAAAAATACCCGACACCGGTCAAGGTGTTGTCGGTTTCGACGTCGCCGACGAAGAAGGTGTCGACACTAACGCGGCGTGTGTTATGAAAGGTCCCGTCGTTAAATCCGTTACCGAATGGAACGGGGTCGACGTGTCGGCAAGTACACACCGCACCGCGACAATATGTAACGACAACAATATTAATTTATGCGGGTATGACTCGATCGGTGTTGGTGCCGGTGTTCGTGGTCCCGCTAAGTCGCATTCGGGTATTACATTTACGCCGATAAACGTCGGATCGAAGAAATTACCCGGGACATGGCGCGATACTGGTAGACGTAACGCCGATATGTTCGTAAACTTAAAAGCGAAATTGATGTGGGCGTTACGTGAAAAATTCCATAGAACATGGAAACACGTCAACAAAATAGAGCAGTACGAACCACACGAATTGATCAGCATACCGAACGATCACGAATTGGTTAACGAAATCAGTCAACCGTTAATCGAATATGACGAGGTCGGTCGAATCAAGGTTGAAAGTAAAAAGAAAATGAAGGCGAGGGGTATTAAATCCCCTAACCGTTTAGATAGTTTAGTATTAGCGTCAGGCTATAACGACGCCGCGCCGAAACGCGCCGCGCCACGACTTCGGAGATTATAAAATTATGTGGCTATTCCCTAAAAAGACAAAACGATTGTCGCAACGAGAATATAGCGCGTTACAAATGAAAGCGGCACTTTACGCGCAAGCAATGAACCAAGGGAAACTCGGACAACCGCAGTTTACGCAATTCCGCGGTGAAACATTAGTAAAAGAAGGTTACCAGTTAAACAGCGTCGTATATGCTTGTGTTAACCGTATCGCGCGTATGTTTAGTTCCATGGAATTCCAAGTCGTTAATCGATTCGGTGAAGTTGACGAAAAACACCCGTTAAATAAACTATTCCAACGACCTAATAAACGATTAAGCGGATCGCAATTTTTAGAGACATACGCCGTTTATTATTGGTTGCTTGGTAACGCCTACATTGACGCAACCGTTTACAATGGTGACGAAATAACCGAAATGTTTTTACCTAAACCGTATCGTATAAAATGCGTACCCGGTATCGATTACCCGGAGCGTTACGACTATGACCAAAACGGTAACCAGACCGCTAAATGGCACTTCGACGTAATGGGTGATCCAGACCTAACACGAAGTAACGATCATATGATCATGCACTCGTCAACCGTTAACCCATTAAATAACGATGATTATTACGGAATGCCACCAATGGAAGCGGCGGGCTATGCTATCGATCAGCATAACGAATACGCAAAACATAACAAAGCATTAGCCGAAAACGGCATGAGTCCGTCAGGTGTGTTTAAATACCAACCGTCTGAAGCGTCAGGACTCGACGCGGAAATGCCCGACGATATGTATAACCGACTTAAACAAATGATCCGCGACAACCACAAAGGCGGCGCAAATGCGGGTAACGAATTAATACTCGAAGGGTGGCTCGACTATCAACAAACAGGTATGACATTACGCGAAGCAGATTTTAACGAGTCTAAACTCAACGTCGCCCGTGAAATATGTACCGTATTCGGCGTACCGTTTACATTAGTCGTTCCCGGTCAATCAACATATAACAATGTGAAAGAAGCGAAGGAAGAATTAGCACTTGAAACCGTGTTACCGTTCGCGCGTAAATTCGTATCGGATTTTAATAATTTTATATCGTTCGTGTATGGTGACGAAGTAATGATCCGCGAAGTGGAAACGAGTATACCTTCAGTTCGCGACGCAGCGGTCGACCTTGCGGTTAAAGTCGATACCGTTCAACATATGACGATCAACGAAAAACGTAAATTATCAAAATTACCAGAAGTGGACGGCGGCGACGAAGTATTAATTAACGCCGGGTTGTTACCGCTAGGATTCGAAGCGGACGACGGCGAAGTATGATCAACCTTCGCACCGAACGCCAGAAACAACGCGAACGTACAATACAGTCGCGATTAATGGCGACATACGAGTCACGTATGGCGAAAGGTTTACGGCGCGAATTTAATCGTGTGGGTACTGAAGCAGGGCGACAATATACCGAATTCGGTACGATCTTAAACGTTGAACAATTCAAGTTAGATCATCAAGAAAATTTACGTAAAATTATATTCCCGGTCGCCATTGCAGCGGGTAACAAATTCGCCGACCGGGTCAAAACCGTAAAAAGCGGTTTAGGGTTTATCGAGACAAAAAACGACGACCAATTCCAACGCGATTTAAATAACTTCGTAAACAATGAAGCGGGCGACCATGTTGTCGACATAAGCGATACCACATTGAAACAAATACGCGCCGCGCTTGCTAAGATCACCGACGAGGGAGTCGGACAAGAAGCGGGCGGGCGTATTATTGAACAAATGACAGGCGGCGCAATAGGCGCGAACCGTGCGCGTGTGATCAGTCGCACAGAAGTACACGGCGCAACACAATACGCAAGTGAATCACAAATGAATTCTATCGGTGTCGCGTATGAAAAAGAATGGGTATCAAGTCAAGGACCACGAACCCGCGACCGCGACGACGCGTTCGACCATAAAAACGCGAACGGTCAAAAAGTACCCAAAGGCGAAAAGTTCAAAATAAAACGTAAACGCGGCGGTTATGAGTTGATCATGCGTCCGGGTGATCCGAAAGGTTCGGCGGGCAATGTGATTAATTGCCGATGTGTTCAAGTGTATAACGTCATTCGTGGCACCGAACCAGTGTTACCAGAAGTCGAAGAAGTTACACCGCCACCACCGGCGACAGTTGACGCAAATTTACCACGTCCGCAAGGTTTCGCCGAAGCGGATAGAGACACGAAAGAATGGATCGAAGCGAGTATTAACGACCCAAAATACGCCCCAATTGTTCAGCGTGTACCGTCACCGAAAGCGTTAAACCGCCGACGTGAAGGCGCTTATTATATGCGTGGGGGTAATGGCTCGATCAATATGTCGTCGTATTCAAAAACCGACGAACGCGGTCGAATGGTGTATCGTCACGAATTCGGTCACCATATCGACGTTACAACCGGTAATCATTCGAGCGATATAAATTACGAACGGTTACGTATTGAAGAAACAACCGCGATCAGTGATTCAGCAAAGGCATATTTTAACGACGCGCGCGATCGCGGGTTAGTCCCGAAAGGTACGCGATACAGTTCCGCGCGAGTTCGTCAAGTATACGAAGCAGACGCCGATCAATACTATAATCAAATAATAGACGACGGCGACCCGGTGGCATGGTTCAAGAGTAACAGCGACCCGAACAAATTAACCGGGTTATTAGCCGACGTATTAAACGAAGATTATATTAACAGTCGCCCCGAATCCGCCTATAGATTAATGGCGAAAATGGTAGCGGTCGAACGTGCGGGCGCTGAAGTGTTAATCGCCGACGTTATGTATAGGTCGCCCGGTTCCACATTGTTATTCAACGTACCACATAGTATTTATGCCGCCGACTTACTAGGCGCCATTACTAACGAATCATTCGGTGGTGGTCACGGTAAAAACTACTATAAACAGCGTCGATATTTAGGGATCAGTGTGGGTAACAATACCGAAGCGTTCGCGAACGTGTTCGCCTTAGCTTCCATGGAGTCGGGCGCGCTAGGTTTACGATTTACACAAGTGATCGCGCCGCGATTATTAAAATATTTAGAGAGGTTAAACGATGGACTTATATGACGCGATCGACATTATCGACGAATATCGCGCAGCATACCCGGACGATCTTAGTTTCGTATTAGTGGACAACGCACCCGAAAAAGAACAAATTCGAGTCGCTAAATTAATGAAAGCGGTTTTAGACGGTGACAGCGAACCATTAAATAATACTACGGCTTTCAATGTTCCGTATAATGCGCTATATTAATTTTTAATTGTATAAAGGGCTTTTAAAATGGCTAGAAATAAAAACCAATTCGGCGCGGCAATTGAGATAAAAGCCGACGCATTAACCGAAGAAGGCGTATTCAAAGGTTACGGATCGACATTCGGTAATATTGACCAAGGTCGCGACATTGTGGTTAAAGGTGCGTTTTTAGAATCACTCAACGACAGACCCGCGAACAAAGTTAAATTATTATGGCAACATAACCCGAACGAACCGATCGGTGGTTTTACTGTTATGCGCGAGGACGAAAAAGGTTTATACGTCGAAGGACGTTTAAATATGGACGTCCAACGAGCGCGCGAAGCATACGCACTAATGAAGGCGGGCGATATTGACGGGCTTTCAATCGGTTATCGTGTGGTTGGTTATGAGATAGACGAAGATCAACGCGTTCGTAAACTGACAAAATTAGATTTACGCGAAACGTCGATCGTCACGTTCCCAATGAACGAAGAAGCGACAAGCACAGACGTTAAGAGTGATCGCGAGTCTATAAACAATATTCGAGACTTTGAAACATTCCTGAGAGATTCAGGGTTCACGAAAAGCGAAGCGGTAACGATCGCGAGTCGTGGTTTTAAAGCATTGGATCGGAGCGAGTCCGAAGAAGAAAAACAGGTCATTGACCTATTAACTAACTTTAAATTAACGGAGTAAAGATCATGCCAGATCTAGACGTAAAACAAATTGAAACGGCACTCGCCGCGATCAAAGATGATTCACAAAAAGCGTGGGACGAAATGCGTAACGCGCTAGAAGATCAAAAAGGTCTAAGCGATTCAGCCAAAGCAGAAGCGAAAGAAATTACCGACGCTATGCAAACTAAACTAAACTCGTTTGAAGAAAAGCAAAAAGAGTTACACGCGTCATTAACGCGTATGGCTTCAAATGCTTCAAGCGCGAAAGGTTTAGACGCTGCGGGTAAAGAAGTTAAACAGGCGCTTGACGCGTTGGGTATTAAACAATCATTGATCTTCGGTGAGAAAAGCGAAGAAATGACCGCGTACAGCGAGGACTTTTTCCGTCGTGTAGCTCAAAAAGGCGCGGGCGGTTTATATTCACAACAAGACGCGTTGATTGATAAAAAAGGCATTATTGTTTCTGATTTATCAAGCGCGGGTTATTACGTACCACCGGCGGAACAGGGTCGTATTATTTCTAAAATGTACGAAACAAGTCCAATGCTTCAGTATGCAGAAGTAACCACACTAACCGCGGGTAACACAGTTGAACATATTGTCGACCGTGACGAATTCGGCTTTAAATGGGTGGACGAACAAGAAAACGGAAACGACGACGATTCAAACCAAGCATTGAAATTGCTTAAAATTGAAGCGTTCGAAGGTATGATCAAAGTTCCGGTTTCACGTCGTACACTTCAAGACGCTAATATTGACTTCGCGTCATATGTAGCTAACAAAGCGGGTGATCGTTTAGGTCGCGGGTTTAACCGTTCGTTCGTTGTGGGTAACGGTGCAACACAACCGCAAGGTTTCCTAAATGCGCCACGTAGCGCAGACGGCGACGACTCGCGCGCATTCGGTACGTTGCAAGAGTTTACAACTGGCAACGCGTCAGGTTTCGCGGCGGGTACTTCGGACAAAATGGTCGACATGGTAATGTCGTTGAAGTCACAGTACGAAGCCGGTTCAAATTGGTTTATGAACAAGTTCACATTGGGCGAAGTTCGTAAATTGAAAGACGGCGACGGTAACTACTTGTGGCAACCGGACTTCACGCGTTTAGCTTCGTCCACATTACTAGGTTACGGCGTAGCACGTTTCGAAGATATGCCAAGTTTAGCAGCGAACAGCGCGTCGCTTGCGTTTGGTGATATGCGTCAAGCGTACCACGTAGCGAACCGTATGGGCTTAATGACAGTAGTCGACGAAGTAAGCGACGACCGCTTTGTTATTTATAAGTTCTATCAGCGCATGGGCGGAAGTGTTACGGACACTGAAGCGCTTCGCGTAATGAAAACAAGCGCGTAATTGATCACGACCCGGCGCTAACGTACCGGGTCATTAACTTATTTTTAATTTGTGGGAGTGACGATCATGTCATTAGGAAATCAAGCAGATTTACACAACGTTATTTCGGCGGCGGTTGCAGTTGATACAACAGCGATCAGCGCCGACGGTAATACGGCGGGTAATATTATCGATATGGCGGACACGTTAGCGATTGAATTCGTTTTACAAACGGGTGCAGTTACAGCGGGTAACGTTACAATGTTAGTCGAAGAAGGCGACGAGTCGGATCTTTCCGACGCGGCAACCGTACCGGCGACAAATTTACTAGGTACAGCGGCGACAGTAACCGCGGCGAATACGATCGACCGTGTCGGTTATCTAAAGCGTCGTCGTTATGTTCGTGTAACGTTGGTTGCAGCGGGTACAGCAAATTTAACGGCGGGTGTTGTCGCGGTTAAATTACCGGCGCTTAGTGAATAACTAGAATAAGGGTTCGACATGGACGTCGATCGTTTTTATTATGTCGAAATTAAAAAACAGTTTAAAAATTTGCCTTGACGGTATCACAGTAACCACGTTAGAAGCGGGTACGGCGATCGACTCGTTACCGAAGTCGGCGCAAGAGTGGATCAAGGTGAATAAAATCGCAACGGTTGACGTTAAAACGGAAACCAACGACGAAGAATTAGACGCGCGCGGTGACCAATGGGACCCGGCGATCCATAAAGCGGACAAGTCTAAAACCCGCGCGGGCAATTGGAAGAAACTTTAAATGTCAATACGTGAGAATACACAACGGGCGAATAATATCAGTTATGAAATAGTTACACCACCGGCAACGCAAGCGGTTGATCTTGATACTGTTAAATCGTTCCTTCGTGTATCTCATAATAACGACGACGCTCAATTAACAAGTCTTATTATTGCAGCACAAAACAAAATCGAATCATTGGTTGGGCGTTCGTTGATTGACCAAACGATCCGCGTAACTCGCGATTATTTTTACGATTCGGTTAATTTAAATTATGCGACGTTATACCGTGGTCCCGTAAAAACATTAGTTAGTGTTACGGCAAACGGTAACGCAATTTCAAACGTCGAACTAATCAATAACACGCCAGAAAGTGATCAAGCGCGCGTTACGGGTTCAGTGTTTGAACCGGTTGATCTTGGTGGTGTTAAAATAGAATATACGGTCGGGTATGGCGCAGCTTCAGACGTACCCGAAGCGATCATTAATGCGATATTGTGGTATTTAGTCGAATTGTACGACTCGCCTAGCGCGAAAATACCGGCGATCAGTCGTAACCTATTACAACCGTATTTAATCCCAAGGATCTAACCATGCGTCGACCTAATCAGCCGATCACGATTGAGCAGCGACAAACCGTTCGCGACGAAGGCGGCGGCGCGGCTGAGTCGTGGGTTAGCGTTCGCGACGATTACGCGTTCGTTGAAGATATTACGTTACAAGAGCGTGACGAGGTCGGACGTATCGCCCCGGTAGCGGCTAGACGTTTCACATTACGACGCGACAACAGTTTCGACGCGACAAATTGGCGTATTGTTTACAACGGTGAACCGTATAACGTTAACCCGACTGAAGTCGCCGATCGAAATATGCGCTATAATTATATGACACTAATCGGATTAACAGGGGTCGCGCAATAATGGCAAAATCAAAAATTGTGATTAATATAACACCGCGTAAAGGTTGTTTATTTATTATTGCATTATGTCGACGGTTGCACATAAGCGCGCCGCGTTGGTGTTTTATCGTAACCCACAATGGACGCGTGATCTAATGCCTAGCAGCACGGACGGTTTCGACGATCTCGACGCCACGTTAAAAGCGTTGACAGGTAAAGTACGCGCGAAAGTGTGGTCGGAAATTGTAGGCGGTGCGGAAGATATACGCGCGGACGCAATCAGATCAATACAAAGCGGATCGAAGTCAGGCGAAATATATAAACGTCGAAGTGTGGAACATCAAGCGTCGGCACCCGGTGAAGCACCCGCGACCGATACGGGTAACCTTGTTACTAATTTAAACGCTCGTTATTTTGAAAACGATTTACGCGCCGAAATTGGTATACACGATTTAACCACAAATGGCGCACCGTACGCGCGTCGTTTGGAATTAGGCGGACGAGATAAACGCGGCGTGTATATTGCGCCCCGTCCATTTTTACAACCGGCGTACGATAAAAACGTTAAACAAATTGTTAAAGCTATTGCAAAGGCGGTGAATAAAGGTGCGCGGTGATTACGAATTACAAGTCGCTATATATGACGCGTTACGAAACGACGGTACATTAACCGCGTTACTTGATAGCGGTGCGAACGGTATATACGACACAATACCCGACGGGGTTCCGTACCCATACGTCGCGATCGGTGATAACACACTTGCGATCGGTGACAATAAAACAAATTACGACAGTGACGGAATTATCGAGATCCGATCATGGACCCGCGACACAAGTCGTAAAACATTAAAACAAATTATGGCGCGCATTAGTGATCTATTAACTAATAATATTAGCGTACCCGGTTTTAATGTTGTATATTTTAAACCAATATTGAGCACAACGATCCCCGAAGTTGACAACAAAACGTTACAAGGGTTGATCCGCTTCGAAACTTACATAATAGAAGGTTAACATTATGGCAGGCGAACAAAACGGTACTGATATACTGGTACAAGTTGAAACAACACCCGGCGGCGGAACATACGAAACGATCGGCGGTCAAACGTCGCATACGGCAACGTTGAACAACTCGCCGATCGATATAACAAACAAGGCGTCACAATCGTGGCGTGAAATTTTAGAGGGTGAGGGTTTACAATCGTTTGATCTGTCACTCGAATTGATTATTTCAAGCGATACTTATTACGCAACGGTTAAAACCGCAGCGCGTAACAAATCGATTTTGAGTTATCGTATCACCATGGGTGGCGAAACGGCTACATTTAGCGCGTATATCGCAACACACGCGACGAGCGCACCGGATAATGATAAATATACAGCGTCATTATCGTTTCAATCAAGCGGCGCGGTAGTGTGGGCGTAAACCATGGGTACACTAGCCGACGCGTTAAACGGTACTAACGTTATTCTAAAGATCGCGAACGGTGGCGGGTGGTTAACCATTGGTGGACAATTAACCCACACTGTTAACGAGAATAACGCACCGATCGACAAGACAAATAAAGCGTCGCAATCGTGGCGCGAGTTAATCGACGGTGAAGGTTTACAAACGGTTGACGTGACAAGCGAGATCATATTTAGCAACGACGCGGCGTTAAGGTTACTTAAAACCGCGTCCCGCAATAAAACGGTCGAACGTATTCAAGTCGTCGCCGGTGGTACTCCCGATATGGAATTCGATGTTTATGTCGTTAGTGTGTCGGATTCTAACCCGGACAACGACAAGAAAACCGGGTCGCTAAACCTACAAAGTACGGGGGCTATGGTATGACCGAAGCATTTAACGGCACGGATATAATCATACGTGTTAAAACCGCGTCCCAATGGTTAACGTGTGGCTTACAGTTAACCCACACTGTCACCGAAACAAATACGGGTATCGATGTTACTTGGAAGGGTTCGGGTTCATGGCGTGAAATTTTAGACGAAGAAGGTTTACAAACCATTGACGTATCGAGCGAGATCATATTTAGCAACGACGCGGCGTATGAATATTTACGAGCAGCGGCGCGCAGTAAATCGATCGTTGACTTACAAATACTAAACGGTACGGGTGTTGTCGACGGTGATAGCTTTAAAATGTACGTTACAAGTGTGGGCGATAACGCGCCAGATAACGACAAAACAACGACAACCGTTAATTTTCAATCGACGGAACCGGCGACTTTCGATAATACATACGATCGGTTTTTAACGTCAGACGGTGAATTTTTTGTCACGTCAGACGGCGACAATTTTTATGTAAGGGCATAACATGGCAGATTATACAAGCGACAGAACGGGCGCGAACATAGACCAAGTTTTAGATAATGCGGACGCGGGTAATATTGGTAAGGATGGCACTCAGATTACTGTTGATGCCGACACTATTGTAAACTCTGGGTTTTACTCTCTATCAGGAGCTAGCCCCAACCTACCAGCGGTTTTGTCTGGAACATTAGTCGTTACTGGTGGCATAGGAAGTACGTTTACCACTCAGATATTTACAGCATTAACATCTCAAAGGGCATGGTTTAGAAGTCAAAACTCTGGCACATGGCAACCTTGGCGCGAAATCTACCACGACAACGGCAATGGCGTAACTGCAAGTGAAGCAGCCACAGCAATAAAGGGTGCTAAAGATGGTAATGTTGGTATAAACCCCCCGGTTGGTAATTATCCAAAAAATGGAACTTCGGTGCTTAATACTGATGTGGTTACTGGGTTTTATTCTGTTTTTGGTGGTACAGATGCACCGATAGCCGGTGACGGGAATTATAGCGCAGTAGTCACAAAGTGGGATTCTGACGATATACAGCTTATATTTTACGGCACTGGTGCAAATGGTGGTAGGACGTTCATTAACAATTACAGGTCTGCGACATCAGTATGGTCAGGGTGGCGCGAAATCTACCACGACAACGGCAACGGAGTCACAGCAGCAGAGGCAGCGACAGCTATTAAAGGTGCTAAGGATGGGAATATAGGTGTTGACGTTCCTGTTTTTGGTGGCGATCTAGATGATGCACAAACTGGGTTTGTTAAGTCATTATCAACATCACTAAACACACCAATTGCTGAAAATGGATTCCTGATAACAAACTCAAGAAGTCCAACAAATATTGCACAATTATGGATAAATGATGTTGATTTTGACAGAGCGTTTATTGGTGGTACAGTGTCAGGCAGAAGGCCTTGGCAAGAACTCTATCATACTGGTAATACTGGCTTTGCAAGTTTTAACGCGACTGATATTCCTGCTGCGCCTGGCCCTAGCGCACTATTTCTTGGTAATAACAACGCATCCATAATAAGCCAAAGAACGGGAGTAGCGGCTTCAACTCATGTGTCATACAGAAACGACAATGGAACAGTTGGTACAATACGAACAGATGGCACATCAACATCTTACAACACAACATCGGACAACCGTTTAAAATCTGTTATCGGCAAACCGACAGACGCAGACATTGACGCAAAATTCAATGACATATACGACACATTTACACTGTTTAACTGGAAAAACAATCCAGACGGCGAAGCGGTTTGGGGTTTCCTTGCTCATGATGTTATTGATAAAGGGTTAGACTTTGGCTCAGAGGGTGAAGGCCCTAGAAATCTAAACATTGGTGATGTATACGAAGAAGCGGTCATCGAGACTGAAGAAGTCGAACAACCAGTATTATATAAAACGGGCGACAAAAAAGGTCAACCA